CCACTATGAGCTGCAGCAGTTGTTCCTCTAACTTCTCTTGTTACACCTGTAAGTTCATTACCAGATATACCTGTGTAAGATATTTCTTCGTTATCTATTTTTATAAAGTTCGTACCTGCATCTGGAAACTGAGATACATCATTTAATATAATTCCTGTTGTTACAGCATCGTTAATACCATTTGTTAAAGTTGTTGCAGGTTCACCTGCTACTTCACCACCCCATGATCCAAGTGACCAACCAAAACCTTGAGCTTGTACAGCTGGTCCTACAGGATAATAATGTTGTACTCTAATACCGCCTGATGTTGTTGCACCAGATCCTGATTCATTAGCTGGCATTGTAATTGTAATAGTTGTACTTGTTGGTACAGTTGTCACCATAAATTTTTTATCATCAAAATCAGATGCACTATAATTAGAATTAGTTATTGCAGTAAAATTATCTAATAAAATTATATCTTGTTCACCTATATTATGTGGACTAGAAAAAGTTATAGTAACAATGTTTGATCCGTTGGTTGTGCTAAATGCATTAGAAAGAGTTGTTGTGGATTTAATAGGATGTATGTCATAGAATACACCACCTGAGTATGCATATAAAATTCTGTTTGTACCGATGATTGCGTATTTTCTAGCTTTACTATTTACAAAATGATGAAGACCTCTACCTGCACCAGTCAATGCATCATCACCTAATTGTTTCCAACCACCTATTTTTTCAGGTGTACCATATCTAAAACGTACATTATCACAGTCGGTCCATTGACCCTCTGCTCCAGTGGGTGTTATC